AGTTGCTTCTGCTATCGGGCAATATTGCAAGATTACATTTGCAAGTATCGGGACTGTTCTTGAAGATGGGAAGCGTTATGTCTTGGAATATGATTATACCGAAACAACTGCAGGATTTGAATTCAAACTTGTAGGAGCTACAGGACAGACTTTGGGTGATGCGGTTGCCGGAAGAGACGGAAAAATATATTTCACCGCTGTAGAGGATTATGCAACTACCGATTATTTGGGGATATATGCAAAAACCAATGCAGCAGCAGCAGGTGATTTTGATAATTTCAGTTTGAAATGTTGCCAATTAATAGATGCTGCTGGTGATTTTGTGACTGATGGCGTTGTTGCCGGTATGTATATTAGAAACACAACTGACGATCCGGATTCTTACGCTTACATTATGCAGGTCGAAGCAACGAAACTTACTTTGAATACCGATATTTTTCCTGATGGAACAGATGCTTATGAAGTTGGAACTGCTGATTTTTCCGGTACTGATGGGCAGGTAATGGTTCAAATAGATAAATTCTACTATAAACAATATAAAACCGGTGATATTTTCTACTGGTATATTTCTAAATATGATTTAGCTGGTTTTGATTTACACGAAGCATTTTGGAAAGATGGGCAGGAAGTTGATTATCGTTATTATTCAGCTTTTGAAGGAGCGATGTATGATGCGACTGCTGGCGGGATGACTTCGATGGCGAATATTCCAGTTTCAATTTATGCTGCTGGTGACAAAATGTGCAGTGTTGCAGGGCAATGGGCTAAAACGAATGAAACGAGAACTGAATATCGAGCAATGGCATTGGAAAGAGGAACAGGATTTCGACAATTAGATTACTATTTACATTCGGCAGTTCAGCTTTTATATTTAGTTGAATACGCTGATTTTAATTCGCAAGTAGAAATTGGAATGGGTAGAACTGAATTATCTGGTGGCGGATTTACTGCTGATAGTGGTATTGGATATACAGGATTAAGTGTTCCAGATGGAAATGGAACTAATTCGGTTAGTAATGGAACTACGATAGGCTATCTTACAGATTATATGACATATCGTGGCATTGAAAATATATTTGGTAATGTATGGAAGATGTTGGACGGGATAACATGGGATGGAAGTTGGACCGGAAGTGCAGCAGCACAACCCGTGTATGTAACCAATAATAGTGAGTATTTTCAAGATGCAGCAAGGGTTAATATGCAGCATCTTTGTGATGCGAGTTATATTGGAACGAATTTCGGCTATATCGGGAATCTCGAAAATGTTGTGGGTTTCATTCCGAGTGATGATGGCGGTAGTGAGACTACGAAAGTTTGTGATTATTATTATCAACATTCTGAGGTTGGGCGAGATTATTGGCGGGTCGTTCTGGTCGGCAGTCATGCGGCTGACGGTGGCTCGGCTGGCGTTTTTTCGCTGGGTGCGACTTCCGCTTGGTCGTCTGACCATGTGATTTTTGGCAGTCGCTTGGCTTATTAAAGGAAAATAAAAAATGTATAAATACGGGGTTTTTCATCAAGACTGGCAGTTAGTCATAGTCGGCAATAATGCGAATAACAGTGGCAACGATAAGAAAAATAAATAAGTATTATTCATTTACTTAGGAGGTAAAATGAAAAAACTAATGATTACATTGGTAATAATTATATTGGCAATGAGCCTATCCGCAGAATACATCTTGCGGAATGCTGAAAGCGGTACTAAATTTGAAGAATTTGAATATCTGCAAGGCGGGATATTGTTTCGTTTTGATTTCAAGCAGGTCGATGTTCCGGGAATAGAAGGCGAAATAACGAAGATTTGGAGATACAAGGAGATTTGGCTTCCGGATACGACCGATAAAACTGCTCTTAATGAGATAATCAAAGATGAAAAAATTGGAGATAAAGCAAAATCTGATAATCTTGAAATTTGGAGAAGAAATACAATAAAACCGATGCAAATATTGAGGATAAAATGAACCCGATCTGGAGAAAGATTTTATATGTATTATCGTTCTGGATTTACTTCATGGCAACCGGAGTGACGGAAGCGATGACCTGGAAGGGGAATATTAATCCGGATATTTATCATTACTGGCGAGCTGTCGAGTGGGCTGGATTAATTGCTTTATTTATATCGTTTCTTCTGGTGAATGGCATTCAAAAAACCTGGGAGAATCTTAAAATTGCGATATGTGCTACAATTTCCGGAGTTGGCATTTACGAGTTGGTATTCTGCAAAACAGCTTATGGTGATTGGATGTACCATAAGACTTCGAGGTGGCTTTTTATATCAGAACATCCATCAAACTGGTTTTGGATTGGTTTGATAATTGTTTGCAGTATTTTTATTATTATAATGATAAGAAGTAAAAAGAATTAAAATGATACCCGGGGACCCCGGGGATTAAATAAAATAAGGAGGTGCTGAAATGCCACCAAAAGAAAAAGGAATCAAAGAAATTGTAGAATTAGCTGATGCTGTAATTGCTTTCGCTGAAGAAGCAAAGGAGAAAGCAAAAAACGGGTATACGCTTATTGAGATTGCTGGATTTTATGATAATGTGACTGACATCATAAAAGAAGGCAAGGACTACAAAGAAATGCTTGAAGAAGGAAAAGACATCGATGTTGAGGAAGCGAAAATTCTTGCTGATAAACTCAAAAAGCTTGTTTTCACTATCGTAGAACTTTTCATCAATTTGAAAAAAAAGTAATAGGTTAATATCGTGGAAACAATTAAAGATATTCTTATTTACGTTGCTGCCGGTAGTGTTGCTTGTTTAGCTTTAGGAGCGTTATTCACTGAAATCGGTAAGCATATCAAAGGGAAGGATATTTTTGATTGGCTCGGTGCTTTTTTTACGTCACTCGGAAAGATTTTGAAAAGCATTAAAAATCTTGGAAATGGAAAGAAGTGAGTCTATGGCAGCTACATCTCTTATGTGTGAATTAAGTAGCCGGAGATGGGAACGTATGAGTCCTGGTCATAGACTCTTTAAATTGAGGGAGAAATGTCTATTGGTGAATGGTTATTAATTAGTGTAATTATTTTTTTAATTTGTGAAGTAATTTGTATTTTAGTTTCAATAAGGAAGGGGAAGAAATGAAGGAAACAAAGAAAAAAGTAGTGGAAAAAGAACTATCGGTTGAATCATCTAAACCAAAAAACGAAATGATTGAAACAAGCTTAGATGAATTAACAAAAGGAATTTATAGTTTTGGTGATTTAGTAGGTAGGATTGTTTATGGATTTAATACAAAATCAGAAGAAAACAATCCGCCAGGACCATATCGGTCAATCGGTGATTTAATTGAGGATTTACCCAGAGAATTGCAACGACTTAATAAAATACTTTGTGAACACATGAAGGAATTAGCAAAAGCATTATTATAACAGGAGAAAAAATGAAAATCATACTGGGTAATATTGCAACAATAATTTATGTCCTTTTTTGTATTCCGGTTTTTATTTTTCGTATTATCGGAGTTTCTTTGGATATTATAACGGAAGAATATTGTAAATTAATTAATGAAATGCCGGATAGTTGGTTTGCGTGGGCTTTTTGGAGGGTAAAATGAAGAGAGCAATATTGATTTTGGTTTTAGTTTTGGTAAGAAAGAGGAAGAAATGATAATATTAAAACTTTGTCCTTTTTGTGGAGGAGAAGCTGAAATGTCAAAAGAAGAAGATTTCCTTATTTGCAAGATTGAATATCCAATCATTAAGTGTAAGAAATGTCATTCGAGGACTGCTAAATGCGAAGATGAAAAATTAGCAATCGAAACGTGGAATAAGAGGGTAAAATGAAGAGAGCAATATTGATTTTGGTTTTAGTTTTTATATCCGGATTATTATGCGGAGCGGATATCTCTTTTTATAACACGACTAAAACATTAGGAAACGATACTTTCCTGGATTTCTACAGATTGGAAATCGAAGGGAAGGCATATGGAAGTTTGGAGATTGAATCGATGTATGAATGGCTTGCCGAAGATGATACGGTTTATACTTCTTACCGGTTAAAAATTCCCTACAAATGGAAAAACTTGAAAATATCTATTACCAGAATTGAAATTGAAAAGCAGGAAATATTTCTGAGTCAATTAGATTTACGTTATTTGCTTGAAAAAAGCTGGTTGGTTTCCGCTGATATTGGTATTGGAAGTCAATGGATGACAGTGAAAGAAGGAAAATTACAAAAGAAGTGGAAATTTATTCTTGGGAAAAGGCTGGAAAAAGAAATAGCTCTTTGGGGTATAAATCTAAAAGTGAAATCAGAGACAGATTTTAGCACTTCAAACTTCCAGAAATTTCAAAATGAATCTAAATTAAAAATTGGATTTTTACTTGGTAAGGCAAATATTTTCGGAATTAAAATACCAGGAGTTTATTTTTCATTTTTATATGAAGTTAAGTATTACAAACAGCGATCAACGAACAGGATGACCGGGTTTGAATTTTCTTTTTAGGTATCGGTGTTGAACATTAATATTTTGCTTTTCTATGTGCGATAGGGGTTAGACTGCCATCCCCCTATGAGAAAAAATTGGCAGTGTATAAAGTGAATTTTCTTTTTAAAAATAAATACAAGGAAGGTAAGAAAAATGACAACTCCGGAATTTAGAAACATTTTAGCAGAAAGTGAACATTACGAAGATTTCTGCGATGAGCTCGATGCTTTTGTGGCAAAACACAATCTCGATGGAACTTGGGAAGCAAACGGCATTAAGTATTTTGAAGACGAACACGACTCAAACTTTACCCAAGAGGAATTGGATGAGTATATCGAACATCACGGATTAGATGGAGACACAACAACTACACAGGATTCTTTTATTTATCATTGGTATCTGATTTATTTAGAACATGTGAGGGGTTTACAGGTCTCATAATTCAGTTATAATGTATATTCTCGATCATAAAAAATTCTGTTTACAGGAATTAGTTTGGAAATCGATTTATGATTATTATCAAGCTAAGGGTCAATTATGGGTTTTATGGAGAAAGTTTGATCCGAATTTCCTGAAAACCTTAGAGCAACTTCATTCTATTTTCGGAACTGCTGTCATTAATAATTGGAGTTTCAAGAATCCAATAAGCTGGCTCAATAACCAGGTTTTTGAACATTCCGGAGCGAGACCTTTAAATCTCGTATGCAATCCCAGTGAATGTGAATTTTTTATAGCCGGAAATCCATTTATTATTGCAAGTGAAAAAAAGCTTTGGGGTCAAGGAACGACTCATTGCGATTGGAATACTGCTGATGTTAAATTCAAACGATGCTATTCTGATAAATATGAAAGACGTAAAAAGAATTATGATGAGATCCGTGAACAGATATTAGATAATCCTGAATTGTTTCCGTATATTACAGTTCTGGAAAGTGGTGATTATGCTCCTACTTGGCTGCATGTTTCAACAGGTAACTTTGATCATGAAAATAGAAGTGTGAGGATCGTAAAACCATAACAGCCACTCCTTCCCTTCGGAAAGGTAGTTTGTTGTTATACGAATGCAAAATAATCTTGTACATTGTTCTTTAGTCGCATTACTGCTTTGTCGAAATATTCTTTATCGATTTCACAAATGTCTATTTCAAAACCATTATCCATGCAAGCACAACCGATTGAACAACTTCCACCGTGCGTATCTAATATTTTTTGACCATCCTCTGCGTAATTCTCGAGTAACCATTTATAGAGTTCTACTGGCTTTTGCGTAGGATGAATCCGCACATTATCTGCATTTACAACTCTTTTTTTACATATTTTAGCTGGCATTTTGAAGTTTGTCCAAGCAATTTCGCACATTGCCATTGAAAACTTTTCTGGTTGAACTTTATCCCACACAATAAAACAAGGTGTAGGTGACAAATATTTAATCATGTAATTTGCACCCCATATAATTTGATGCACAGATATCCTTTTTAATTCGCTAAAATATTCTTCATTTGGAATCGTTTCATCATTACCCGCAAAATTTTTATACTTATTCTTATCGCCTCTTTTTTCAGATCCTTTATGTCCCATTGACATATTTATTCCATAAGGCGGGTCAACAATCGCCAGATCATAAAAGTTATCTGGTATTTCTTTCATAAAAATCATATTATCACAGTTATATAGTTTCACTTTCTTTATCTGAAAATCTGGCTTCATTATATCTCCTTTTTGCAATCGTATAACAAAGCAACCCACAGTTAGAAAAGCAAGGTGAGTTCCTTGGTGGCGTTACTCCCACGTTATGCGAAACTTAGTCTCTTTTTTTTCCCCAGTCATTATCTTGGCAATTTTCACATTCTACC